AGCTGATATGATTATAGGAATAGGAAAGACAGGCTCTAGTGAAGTAGAGAATGTTGTGCGACACGTATGCATATCTAAAAATAAAATTAATGGGTGGCACGGTATGATTAATTGTAATATAGATGTAACGCATGGAGTGTATTATTAATGAACATTCTTACACTCGATGTAGAAACAACCCACAAGGAGAAATCTAATGGTGGAACAACTGCTTTACCTTACTTTAATAATCGTCTTGTTAGCATCGGCTATAAATTTATGGGGCTTGATACCGAATACTACTGTTTTTATCATGCAACTCAAGAGCCTAGCAAACACGGCTTTTACATGGTTCAGAAAGCTTTAGATGAAGCTGATGTACTTATTGGTCATAATATTAAGTTCGACATTACTTGGTTGCGTGAGTGTAACTTTAAGTATGATGGTGCTTTATATGACACTATGGTCGCAGAGTATGTACTTGCTAGTGCTAGGCGTTGGTCTTTAGGATTGAAGGCAGTAGCAGAGAAGTACGGAACTAAAAAGAAAAAAGATTTAGTTGACGACTACATGAAAAGTGGTACAACCTTTTATGATATACCTTACAACATAATAGAAGAGTATGGTATAGCTGACGTAGAAGCAACAGAGAAAGTTGCTATAGAACAAATGAAAGCCTTTGGCTCAACCTTTGAGGAGTTATATGATGACCCAACAACTTTTGCCCACACTGCGTCTGTCGTTTGAAATGACAGATGTTCTAGCTAGGATAGAACAGGTAGGAATAAAAATTAATCCCACTACTTTGCAAGAGATAAAAGCAGAATACGAACAGGAACTTGCCCTTACACAGAAGAGACTTGATGAGATAGTGTATTCTGTTATGGGCGACACACCTGTTAATCTTAATAGTGCAGACGATAGAACTACATTATTTTATTCACGTTCTGTTGATGATAAGAATACATGGTCACGTATTTTTAATATAGGTCAAGAGATGCGTGGGGCGACACGAAGAGATAAGCAACGTGTTCGTATGAGTAAGTCTGCATTTGTCAGAACCATACGTGCTAACACCAAGATTAAGAAGCGTACAAAAGGTTACCAGTGTACAGACTGTTATGGTAAAGGGCGATACTCTCCAAGAAAGAAAGATGGGTCGCTAGGCAAAGCCATACGGATATGCAGGAGTTGTGATGGTATAGGTGTAGTGTATAAGCCTACAGATAAGATTGCAGGACTTATGATTGTACCTAGAGGTGTAGGTGATGTGGCATCTGCTGGATTTAAGACAGATAAAGGCACATTAGAAACTATGCTGCCAACCTTAAAGGGTGTGGCACATGAGTTTGTCACATCGTATATCCGTTACTCTGCTTTACGGACTTATCTTAATACATTTGTTGAAGGCATGGAGAATAACCTTGATGAAAATAATTTTATACATCCAGAATTTATGCAGTGCGTTACTGCTACAGGTCGTCTATCGTCAAGAAATCCGAATTTTCAGAACATGCCACGTGGATCAACGTTTCGTATTAGGAAAGTTGTGGAAAGCAGGTTTGAGGGTGGGTCGATCATTGAAGGAGACTATTCACAATTGGAGTTTAGAGTTGCAGGATTTCTTGCCAAAGACAGACAGGTTTACAGTGACGTTGAAGAAGGTACAGATGTTCATTCATACACTGCTAAAATAATAGGATGCGACAGGCAGACAGCTAAAGGTCACACATTTAAACCTTTGTATGGTGGCACAACAGGAACGTTTGAACAGCAGAGATACTACAGGGCATTTAAAGAGAAGTACGCTGACATAACGGATTGGCATGATGAATTGCAAAAGTCAGCAGTAGCCAAGAAACATATTGTGTTGCCATCTGGTAGGATTTATTATTTTCCTGATACTAGGTGGACTAGGTTTGGAACGGCAACAAACAGAACAGCAATATGTAACTATCCTGTACAGGGATTTGCCACGGCTGACATACTCCCCTGTTGTCTTGTTGAATTGACTAAGCAGTTGCGTGGATTTAAATCGTTAGTGTGCAACACAGTACATGATTCAATCGTTGTAGATTGTCACCCAGACGAAGAAGTACAGGTAATAGATAAGATAAAGGAATCTATGTTAGGAGTTGCCAAGGAACTAGAACTAAGGTATAACCTCAAATATGATATGCCAATAGGGATAGAAATAAAAAAAGGTAACAATTGGCTTGACACCCATGTAGTTTATCCCTTAGAATAAGTTTATCGCTAACGTACTTTAATAGGAGAAATTATTTTGAGTACAGAACTATCAACAGTAGACAATACTTTGGATGGCTTGGTAAGTGCCTTTTCCGAAGGTAACGAAGAAAAGTTAATGGCACTTACAGGGCAGGGGGATGGAGTAAAGACTAAAAACCTTTTACCTAAACTTGCCATCAATTATGAAACAGATACGGAGGATGGCAAGAGTTTAAAGAAAGGCTCTTGGCGTGTTCAGCATGATGGTCGGTTTGTTTATGCTGATAACGTAATTATCAGACCTTTTATGCGTACATTCTTTTGGTCTTTATGGGATTCAGAAGAGGGTCGTTCTGTTTCGTCTTCAATACAGAAGACAGTAATGAACGGAGACTTTCCAGATTCTGTCGGTGGCAACAAGTGTGGGCGATTGCCTAAGGATGAGGTTGAATCTTTAGCTGATGATGATCCACGTTTGATTACATCTAAGGCAGTGAATTGCAACCAGTTAATTTATGGTGTGATTTCTGGTAAGTTTAAAGATGCAGATGGTGAAGAGGTTATCCTCAGTGACGAACCAGTTATGTCATACTTTAAACGTTCTGGGTTTATGCCTGTTAACAACTTTATAAATGGCATAACAAGTGGTGCTACCAAACGTATTATGCAGAAGGTAGAAATCAACTTGAAGACTAGCAGACTAAAGAAAGGGTCTGTAACATTTTATGTTCCTGTATTAACAGAACATCAATATCTTAGCGAAATTACAGAGAATGATAAAGAATTGATGAAGATGTTTGCAGATACTATTAAAGGAACAAATGCTGGTATTATGAGCCAGCATAGGGAAGCGTTGAAATTACAAGGGTCAAGTGAAGATACAGACTTGTCTAAAGATTTCGATGCTGATGTTGCTTAACATACAGGACTTTCTTGAGAAGGCTGTGAGGGGGGAGGTAACTCTCCCCAAACACCTTGTAAAAGAATTTAAAGAATCCTGTGGTACTGCTGTAGAAAAACAATTTAGTAAACAGCGAAACGAACCAGAAAAGTTACGTATGTCTGGTTTGGGTAAACCTGTTTGTCAACAACAGTTAGGGTTACAGCAATTACCTAAACAAAGTTCCTATAACAATATCATGCGTTTTTTGTTTGGTGATCTTATAGAAGCAGTAGCTATGTTAGTTATGAAAGCTTCTGGCATTAAAATAATTGCTGAACAAAAGCCGTGTGAGTTAGTTCTTAACGGAGAAAAAATAAAAGGTACACTCGATGTTATATTAGATGAGGATGGGGAAAATAAAGTATGGGATATTAAATCAGCATCCCCCTACGCATTTGATTACAAATTTAAAAGAGGGTACGAAGCTATAAAAGATGATGATGCCTTTGGTTATATTATGCAAGGTCATTTGTACGGAGAAGCTAACGACATACCTTTTGGTGGGTGGATAGTTGTCAACAAATCTACAGGGGAATGGGCTGTTGTTCATGCTCCAGAAGATCAAATGGAAGAGCGTAAACAAATCATACAACAGGCTAATGATACAGTTAAAGCTATACGCACACAAAAATTTAAAGTGCCGTTCAAAGCTGAATGGGAAACGTATAAAGATAAAGGCGAGGTTATAAGAACTAGGAATAAACTTATGCCTAAGATGTGTACTTTCTGCGATTATAAATCTCATTGTTGGAAGAACGCAACCTATCAGCCTAAGATAACATCAAGGGCAAAATCTCCACCTACAGTATGGTACACGACATATGCTCAGAAGAGTATCTAATGACAATTCTATTTACATCCTCATACCCATTGGATTTAATAACGATGAATCCCCATGCATCAGTTATATATGTGGAAAGTCATACGAAGACAGGGGGTGGAAGGCAGATGTCTTACCTAAGAAACCACTTGCGAGGTATGCCCCTAACGTTAAGGGAAAACTTTACGACAGAAGGACACTTAACACCAAGGACAGAAGCTAGGGATACTCTGTTAATAGAAAAACAACTAAGAGAGATAAGGGCAAGGCTACAGGCTTTTGTCCTTGTTTGCTTTCCTGTTGTTCCCTTTGATGTTCAATTAACTTACCTAGAACAACACTCTCCCAAGTTTAGTAAATTTGTATCCGATAAACTAGAACAGATAAAAAACGAGTATTTATAATGATAAGATATAGATCACAATTTGAGAAGCGTGTTGCTTTGGATATACGTCTTCAAGGTGGCAAGTTTGAATATGAACAACATAAAATTCCATACAGACCACAGGTAAAAAGTTACACTCCTGACTTTTATATTCCAGAGACAGACATATATATTGAAGCAAAGGGTAGGTTCATATCATCTGACAGAACAAAAATGTTAATGGTACAACAACAACACCCTGAATTAGACATACGATTTTTATTTATGAATTGTCATCAAAAACTTTACAAAGGAAGTAAAACAAGCTATGGTCAGTGGTGTGGTAAACACAACTTTAAATGGGCTAATAAAATAGTTCCTATAGAATGGTTAAAAAAAGTGGAAAGTTAAATGAGTGAAAATGATGATAAAAAAACATTAGAAAAGTTTACACTGCTACCAAACAGGTACTACATAATATTAGAAAAAGTAGATGAAGAACGTTTTGGTTTGTCAGCGTATGACACAACAAAATCGGACAGGGATATTGCCCCTTGTGCTGCAGAAGTTGCACAGGAAGGATTGCTTGAATTATTGGATACAGATTTTGAACGTGTTGTAGGTGCAGGAGTTGCACGAATAGAAACAAAAAGAATTGCAGACCATGACAATACTTTGTCACAACTTAAAGACAAATTAAATTTAGACAATGTAATTAAAATAGACTTTGGGGAAAAACAATGAGTAAGGATATGGTAAACAGTCCCCCCCACTACAACCAAGAAGGAATAGAATGTATAGATGCCATACACGCGTGTACCGGGGAAGGGTTTAATACGTACCTACAAGGAAATATATTAAAATACTTGTGGCGATACAGATATAAGAATGGTATAGAAGATTTAAAAAAAGCACAATGGTATTTGAACAAACTAATAGAAGTAGAAGGAAAGAATGATGCATAAGAATTTGCCCACGCCCTATCAAGACTTTATTCATAAGTCTCGTTATGCTCGATGGAATGAAGAAGAAAGCAGA